AAATTAACAGATACTAGAACAACATTCAAACCGTTTACTCATCCAGAATTTTATGAGTATTGGTTGAATCACGAACGTATGCATTGGATTCACACTGAAGTAGAATTAGTTCAAGACATTAAAGACTGGCAAAATAATGTAACAGAAAAAGAAAAGAGTTTTTTAACTAATATTTTTAGGTTTTTTACTCAATCCGATATTGATGTTGCTGGAGGGTATGTAAAAAATTATTTACCTATTCTTCAACAACCAGAACTTAGGATGATGTTGTTAAGTTTTGCTGCTAGGGAAGCAGTTCATATTGCCGCCTATTCTCATTTAATTGAAACTCTAGGGATGCCGGAATCCACATATACAGAATTTTTAAAGTATGATGCTATGAAAAATAAGCATGATTATATTGAATCTTTTGTTGGTTTAGATACTAAACGTATTGCTCAACAAATTGCTTTATTTTCTGCATTTACTGAAGGTATGCAATTATTCAGTTCTTTTGTAATGCTTTTGAATTTCCCAAGAAGGGGTAAAATGAAAGGAATGGGTCAGATTATTTCTTGGTCTATCCTTGACGAACAACTTCATTGCGAAGCAATGATAAAAGTATTTCGTATTTTTATCGAAGAAAATCGGGACATTTGGAACGACGAACTTAAATCAGAATTATACTCAATAGCTGAAAAAATGGTAGAGTTAGAAGACGCTTTCATTGATATTTGTTATGATATGGGTGAATGCGAAGGGTTGAATATTGAAGATTTAAAGAAATACATCCGATATATTTGTGATCGTAGACTTATTTCTATGGGGCTGAAAGGTGTTTTTAAAGTTAAAAAGAATCCGCTTCCTTGGGTAGACGAAATGATTTCTGCTCCACAGCACACAAATTTCTTTGAAAATAGAGCTACTGCCTACGCAAAGGGTGCTTTAAGCGGTGGTTGGAAAGATGTATGGGCTTGAGTAAAATGTATATAAATAATTTCATTTTTAAAAGGAATTATTTGTATGAAAAAAGTTATTTCAACCCTATGCGACAATTGTGATTCGGATTTTTCTTTATCTTTTAATGAAAATTTAGTAAAAGATCATGAAGAAGTATTTTGCCCCTTTTGTGGCGAAATAATAGAAACGATAGAAGAAGACATCCCGGAAGAAGAAGATTATATTTCTCAAGAAGAAATGTGGGATTAATCCCATGTCTTGGTTGTATGATAAAGAACCTTTCGAAGATCCCCAGGACTACTGGGGATTTGTTTATATAATAACCAATATTTCTAATAATAAAAAATATATTGGAAAAAAACAATTTTACTTTAAAAAATACAAAACAGTTAAAGGAAAGCGAAAGGGTTATCTAGCAGAATCTGATTGGAAATGTTATTTCGGTTCTTCAGAAACTTTAAAAGAAGAAGTTTCTGGTTGTGGAGAAGACAATTTTAAAAGAGAAATATTGAAATTGTGTAAATCTAAATCTGAATGTACTTACTGGGAAACCAAATACCAATTCGAGTTCGATGTTCTTTTGAAACCAGAAGAATATTACAATGAATGGATCATGGCAAGAGTGAGAAGATCACACTTAATTAAAAAATAGTTTACTTTTTGAGCAAAATATTATATGATGAAACCTAAAGAAGTTATAAAGAAAATTTTTGAAGAAGACCCAGATGGGATAACCTTCCTTCCAACACAAAATTTTGACTTGACAATGTCAGGGTTTAATTATCAAAAGAAATCAAAATACGAAATAAGTAATGCTGGGCATCATTTATATCATATAATGATATATAAAAGCGACAAATATGGTAACATATATCATCCAGATAATTTTGTTGCGGTTTTAACTGATCCATATGTTTATGTCAGTCATTTGGTTCAGTGTGGATTTTTTGGCTTGGTTGTAAAGAAAACTAAATCTTCAACCAGATTTGTTAATGATGTTTATAAAAAAGTGATGAAATCTTTAAATGAAAAAGGATAAACCCAGAATTAGTGTAAATGTAGAATCCCTGTTTATTGGTGATGAACCTACTTGGGGCGATAAAAACGAAATCTCTGTCCCTAGAGCATTATCTTGGTACGCCAATCAAAAGGATTGGAAAGACTCCAAGAAATATGCTATAGATTATGCAAAATCTGAGAAATTCGCAAAATCTGATTTGGAAAAATTGTCTTCTTCTTCTGAAGATTTGTTCAAAAATTTGGGTTTTGTCTGTAGGATGAAATCTAGAGGAGCAGATTTAGATAAAGACGTTTGGATCAAAGAAAGGTTTGCTGAAATTTTAAATTTTGACGTAAATTCTGTTATAATTTCCTCTATTGCTGCTCAAACAGTTAATAAACCTGTAAAGGTTGAAAAGTCTATCCAAGATAGAGTTTGGGAACAAGCTACAATTTATATTAATGAAATTGAAGGTCGTGTGGACGAGTTTATCAAAACTCGTTCTTCTAAATTTAAATGTTACGATTGGTTGGTGAGTAATTCGGTTAAACCAACATATATGAAACAAATCCAAGACCATTATACTCCTTTGTTGGAGGAATTGAGTTTGGCAGTATCCAAATCCGACGATCAGTTGGTAGAATCTTATTCTCACTGGAGCAAAAAAGAATTAAATTCTTTTATTTCTTTTATTTCTGGTATTATAACTGACTGCGAAAATTATACAGGAAACACCAAAACTGTACGGAAAACCCGAAAAAAGAAAGTAGTTCCGGCAGATAAAAAGGTTTCTAAACTGCAATATAAGAAAGAAGACACAGAATATAAAATCGCTTCCGTTGATCCTGCACAAATTATTGGTGCTAAACAATTATGGGTGTTTAATGTCAAGTACAAAAAGTTGGGAGTTTATAATTCTGTGGATGATTCTGGATTTGGGGTTAGAGGGTCCACTTTGGAAGGGTTTGATGCTAATACTTCAATCTGTAAAACCTTGAGGAAACCTTTAGATTTTCTTCCTATTGTTACTAAGGGTAAGAAGGTAGAACTAAGGAAATTAATGGCAACCATTAACAGTAAAGAATCAGAACTAACTGGAAGGTTGAATTCCGATACCGTTCTATTGAAAGTTGTTTCGTAACTTTACTTTTTCTCTAAGTAGAGTTAGAATATATTTTTAAAAGTAGGTGAACTTAAATGATTTTAATAGACACAAATCAAGTTTTTATCTCTGGACTTTTGTCCCAAATTTCTTCTAATAAGTTTAAACAATTAGAAGAAGATCTAATTAGACATATTGTACTAAACACTTTACGCTCTCATATTAAGAAATTCAAATCAGAATACGGTGATGTAGTTCTATGTCTAGATTCAAGACATTATTGGCGCAAACAAATTTATCCTCACTACAAAGCGCATCGTAAGGAATCAAGAGAAAAATCTTCTCTTGATTGGAATTTGATTTTTAAAGTTCTTAACGAGTTGAAGGAAGATTTAAAGAACCATTTTCCTTATAGGGTTATTGAGGTTGATTCTACTGAAGCGGATGACATTATTGGTACTTTAACCCCAAGAATTTCTCCGCATGAAAAAGTTTTGATCATTTCTTCTGATAAAGATTTTGTACAATTACAGAAATATCCTAATGTTAAACAATATAACCCCATGATGGGAGTTTTTGTTACATCGAAAAATCCTGTTAAAGATTTAAAAGAAAAAATTATTCGTGGAGACGCTGGTGACGGTATCCCCAATTTCTTGTCTGAAGATGAAGTGTTTGTTCTAAAAACTAGACAAAAACCTATTTCTTCCAAGAAGCTTAATGATTGGTTAGAACAAGATCCTAAAGAGTTTTGTAATGAAGAAATGTTGCGTAATTATAAGCGTAACCAAATGTTAATTGATTTTGATTACATTCCAGAAGATATTCGACAAAAAATTATTAATGAGTTCGATAGGATTAAACCCGCAACTAAACAAAACCTCTACAAATACTTTGTTTCTAAGAAATTGATTTCTTTATTGGAATGTATTGAAGAATTTTGATATGATAAAGAAAGGACGAGTTTATTATAAACATACAGAAAGTTGGTGTGGAAATGATCCAAAAGGTACGCCAGTTAAAGTTGTGGATATTATTCCTCCTTGCAATTTTGTTAAATACAAAAAGGTTAAAAGGTTGTTTGGGATAAATTTTGCTTTTGGATATTCATATCAATTAAATCAAATTTCTTTTAAAAGAATTTTTCTAGGAATAGAATTTATTTAATAAATAGTTCGGAAGTTGACTTATATTTTTGCTGAATTGGGGTTGAATGGATTCAAACTATACCCCGCATGGACGCAATTTTTACAACTAAGATGATAACGAGGTAAATATATGGCTACTATTAGTAAAACTGTAGATGTATCGGCAGAACAACCACTATTGAATAAAAAGTGGCTTGGTTTTGCTTTCGCTGTTTATGCAGTATTCTATGCTTGGGTACGTTGGTATGAAGGCGTATTCGGATGGAGTGCTGGTCTAGATTCTTTTGCTCCAGAATTTGAAACTTACTGGATGAACTTTCTATATACAGAAATTGTATTAGAAGTTGTCACAGCTTCAATTCTTTGGGGTTATATTTGGAAGTCTCGTGATCGTAATATGGCTGCAATTACTCCGCGTGAGGAATTGCTTCGTAATATGACACACCTAGTTTGGCTATTTGCTTATGCAAATGCAATCTACTGGGGTGCTTCCTACTTTACTGAACAAGATGGCACTTGGCATCAGACTATCGTTCGCGATACTGATTTCACTCCAAGTCATATCATTGAGTTCTACCTTTCTTACCCAATCTACATCATCACTGGGTTTGCATCATTCCTATATGCAAAGACTAGACTTCCTTATTTCGCAGAAGGTCTATCTCTTCCTTACCTAGTAACTGTAGTTGGTCCATTCATGATTCTACCAAATGTAGGTCTAAATGAATGGGGTCACACCTTCTGGTTCATGGAGGAACTTTTCGTTGCCCCTTTACACTATGGGTTTGTGTTCTTTGGCTGGCTTGCTTTAGCTATTGCTGGTGTATTGCTTCAAGTCTTCTCATCTTTTGCTGGTCTAATTGGAGATCAGATTGTGGAAGCCGTTGATGCTGGTTTGATTGCCAAGTAAATTGGTATTGACAGAGAGGGGTTTTTTGCCCCTCTCTTTTTAATGAGTTTTAATGAAAGGTTTTGATCAATTGGGTAAGCATACAGATTTACATTCTGCGATGAAGCATTTGGTATCATCACACAAGCAATAAAGTAATCCATTTAACATTAGAGGAGAGAACAAACTCTCCTCTTTTTCCTACTACATATTATGAACATTAATTTTTACGAAATCCTCAACCAAATTTCTAATTCTCCTTCTAAGAAAGAGAAGCAATCTATTCTTCTACAATACGCTTCTCCTCTACTGAAGCAATTCCTTTCTTTAGCTTTCCACCCTGATATTAGATTCTACCCTTCTTCTTTCCCAGAAGGATATAAAGAACCAGATACTCTTCCAGGTATCTCTTTCTCTACTCTTCCTTGCGAATTGAAACGTCTATATCTATTTCAAATTGGAAACGAAACAGCAGATTCTCTCACAATTGAAAAACGAAACAATCTCCTTCTTCAACTTCTAGAATCTTTGGAACCTGCTGAAGCACAAACACTTATTAATCTATTCAACAAAGATCTTAAAACTAAAGGTCTAACGTACTCTCTAATAAAGGAAACATTCCCAAACCTTCTACCATGAAAAAGAAACTATCTAAATTCTCAGACTTCGATCCAATTGAATCTAAAAAGAAGAAAAAACCAAAATTCAATCCTAAAGATGATCCCTCTAGAAAAAATAAGAAATATTTCATAAATATGGAAAAATAACCTTTACTTTCTATTGACTACAGAGTAGAATTAAACTCTAATAACGTTTACTTTCTATTGACTACAGAGTAGAATTAAACTCTAATAACGTTTAATATAAATACCCAATGTACCCCACAGGGTATACCAAAAAATGAAAAATGTAGGTTCTAAACCCTTGATTTAACATAAGTAAAAAAGCAAATAATACAATATGAAACCAACTCTAAATAATATTCTAATTGAAAGAATCCCAGGTTCAAAAGAAACAGAATCAGGCATAATCCTAAAATCAACTCTAGACCAAGACAAAGGCAAAGTATTAGCGATTGGTCCCGATGTTACAGAAGTAAATGTAGAAGATACAGTATTCCTAAATTGGAATGCCGCAACCAAGGTTGAAGGAGAACTCTACATAACACCTATTGACGAAGTTATCTTCATTTATTAACGGAGAATCATTTATGACACATTTTAGATTCGTATTGATAGCCGCGATCGTTCTTGTAGGTTCTACATACATCGCCGTAGAATATCCAAGCATTTTAGAGAATCCCGCGAAGATTCTTGGAATCTTTGATTCTTTTTAACCAGTAACCAAGCATCCCGCGTTACATCCCGCGGACCGCGATATTTATCCTTAGGAAGAAGACAAAAATGAGTAAAGCAGAGCAAATATATAAAGCAATTTCAGCGAGACCCTTTTCATACGGAGAGAGCGTATCCATTATCCTTGAG